CCACCGCAAACACTTTGTTTGCCAGTCTCGTTGCTAACAGTTTGCCTATTTGTATGGCTCACATCGTTATAAATTCACCTCTCAACGAGGTACAACAAGAATATCTCGCCGAACACTGGCAGGGTCGAACTGTCGACCGACCCCGTAAAGAAGACTGGCACTCCCATCCCATCTCCGCTTACGAGCGACGGGTGATGGAAGAGTGGGCTATCGGCTACATCCGCGATACCACCAAAGGAGTGCCAGGCCTCATAGTCGACATCCGCGGCAACCCCATTAGGCACTCGAACCGCAAACGTGCCGATGTTTGGAGTTGCTGCCCAATCACCGGCGCAGCTGATCTTGAGCGCAATCGTAAGCGCCAGGCGCACTTTCTCGACACTACTGCTGACGGCGTTCCGTCAGGTAACCATGCCGAGGATTTTGTGCCCGCTCTGGCACCTTACTGCCTCCACAGCGCCGAACACTGCTCATGTCCCCTGGTGACTGCCCTAGGGGTGCGGTGTTATCTCTCCGTCCATTCGCTGTATCACATGGACCCTGACGTCCTGGCCCGCATGCTGAGCGAAACGGGAGCCTCGTGCGTCGCGGTGTTGCATCTCTTCCCACACCACGGCGGTCGTCTGCTGGCAGACGAAGCGTCGTACACCAAAGTCGATGGCGTGGTGAGGATGCGAATCGCTGGGCAAGCCACTACTTATGTGCATCCTGACATGTCTTGGTTGGAGCTTGACCACCTCGTCACGCCCTACGGCACGCTCGTGTGGAACACCGTGGAGAAGCGCGGCTCCACACACGTCATCTGCTTCAGCGTGACCCAGAAGACGTTCGCGCGCTTGAGCCCACTGACTGTCGCCGCGTTTAACCTCCGTGACCCCGAGCGGGGCGGCGGCGTGCAGTTCGACATCCGCGGTCTAGATGGGCCGGCCACGCGCGCACACACCATGGGCGCGTTCAAAGTCCGGCGCCTGTACGCCATCGGCACCCAATTGTACATAGATGTTGGCACCAATGTGGTCAACCTGCCCGTGCAGGCCATTTCGGAGG